AAGGAGAAAACAGATGAATAGATTCATAATTGACCACCACCCTGACGCTATTGCTAAGTCACTATGTGACCAGCACGTAGTTAAGATGCCACTGGAAGAAGCACAGATGCTGTCAACAGCAGTGCGTTACCATGTAGGTGATGATTATGCAGATACCAACAGCTTATATAAGAAAGCACATCTTAATCACCCATGCACCATTTGGGCTAGGGAATGTCGTGAAAACTATGTGTATTCAGTTGTATTGCTAGAGGCTATGTCCAATGAATACACACACAGATATGGTAAGGTGCATAAGTCATCACTCTTGTTGCCAGCACTAAAAGCTGCAACGGAATACATACCTGCTAATGGTTCTGGTTTGACACCACATCCACAATGCTTCAGTGGCTTTGATGAATGTAAGACAGAAGAACTTTGGCCTATATCAGCATATCGTATGTTTTACAAACTTGACAAACTAAAGTTCGCACGATATAACAAAGGACGTAATATGCCACACTGGTTGAAAGGAGAAATAATATGAGCAAAAAGAAACTAGAGAACATGACTATAGAAGAACGCATGGGGTATTGGGCAAAGGAACAGCAAAAAGAAATAGATGCTAGGCAAGTTATCGTTGACCAGCTTACACCTGATATGCTTAAGCAGTTGAAATTGCTTCATAAATATGCACAGCGTGTATCAACCGAAGCACTACATAATAATGGAGTTAGATACATATCATGTGATGACTTCTGTGAATTGTATGAAGCAATGGAAAAAGTAGGTAGTTTATTTAATCTACCAAACAATGGAGTTGAATAATGGAAACTTGGTTGTTAATAGAATTGAGTATTTTGATACTCTTAATCATAACGTAATAAGATAATGGATATTATAATCGGTCTTATTGTGTTTTTTGTTTTGTTTATACTTGACGTTATGTCAATGTAGTGATATAACAAAGCATCAGTTAACTTTTAAGAAAGGAATGAAACTATGCCACTAGATTTTACATACACAGCAGAAGAACTGCTTCCTGAGAACCTTAACTTCAATGTTCAGTTTGAGCCAACTAAAGTTGAGGATAAAAAATATGTCATCAATGGTGACACTGGTGAATACATCGGTGTTGTTGGTAATGGCTTTACCTGCGCTAATCATGCTGACTTCTTTACAGGTGTTCATGACACAATGACTGCAACACTTGGAGCAGAACAGTGTGATGGCATGAACATAAGCTGGAAAACTGCCAGAAAAAATGCTTGGGCATTGATGGACATGACACTACCAAACGTAACAGCAAAAATTGTTACAAACAAACATGAAACTACAGTTGCACAACGAGTGATTGCATTGCATGGCATTGATGGTAGCTGTTCTAACATGGTTTTCTTCGGTGCTATTGATTTCTTCTGCACCAATGGGATGATTCGTGGTGAGCATGACAAGGTGCGTAGAAAGAATACATCTAACTTCAGCATGGAACGGTTCATTCGTGACCTTAACGAGTCTAAACAGTCATTCTATGCACAGTCAGAACGCTTACAGCATTGGGCTAACACAGATTTGTCAACGGTTGACATAAAAGCATTGTTAGAACAGATTATGAAGTCAGACAGAGCCGCAGAGAAGATGTATAGCTTATACAACCAAGAAGTAAGCACTCGTGGTCGCAACGTCTTTGCTCTTTACAGTGCCTTCACTAACTATGCTACCTACGCAGATGAGCGTAACGGCTTCCAGCTACGCAACACTGGTAATGATACAAATGCGGTATCAATGTTCCAGCGTGAACATAAAGTTGCACAGTGGATTGACACACCACAGTTCAAGCAACTGGTGGCTGCATAATGCCACTGTCTGAAAGACGTAAAATGCTAAAAAGAGGATACAACCAAAAATATTATCTTAGAAACAAAGCCTTTGTTGACAGGGTAAAGCTAAGATATGGTTGTTCCTCTTGCGGCTATAAAGAACATTCTTGTGCCTTACATTTTAATCATCTGGATAGGTCAACAAAAAAATCAGATGTTGCAAAGATGATGGCAAACGGCAGAAACGGACTAAAAAATGAAATTAGAAAATGTAATATATTGTGTGCTAATTGCCATGCCGTTAACACTTATAATCAGAGACAGTCAGGAGAATTGTAAATGAAACTATCTAAACTCATAAAAGATTACTTTTCTTCGTATGAATACAGACAGTTACGAGATGAAAGTAAAGCACAATATAAATACTTTCTGAATGTAATGAAAAACACACAGGCAGAGGGTAAATCCCTCTGTCAGTATGATGCTGATAAAATTACAACTAAAATGGCAAAGACAGCATACAATGAATGGTGTGAAAAGGGCATATCAATGGCTAATCATGTTATGTCAGTCACACGCATTGTATTTAATCATGGCCTACGTGAAGAACTATGTATTTTTAATCCCTTCGCTAACGTGCGTAGGAGAACGCCTGATAAGCGTAATACAGTTTGGAGTAGGGAGGATGTCAGAAAGCTATTAGACGTAGCCTACAGCGATTTTAGCACCCGTAACATCGGTCTTATTGCTCACATGGCATATGAATGGTGTCAAAGATTAGGTGATATGCGTATGCTTACATGGGATAGCATAGATTTTACTGAGAAAACTGTTCATATTGAGCAGTCAAAGCGTAGGGCAGAGGTTTTTCTACCTATAGATGAAAATCTTTTTCAAATGCTTGTGCAACAAAATGAAGATTTTGGTTTTCAACCATATGTTGCACCTAGACCGTATCCCATTCGCGGTGAATACAGACCATATACACTGCATAAATTGCCGTTATTCGGTCGTGAGTTAATGGAACGTGCTGGTTTAGATAAAGAGTTGCGCTTATCTGATTTGCGTAGAACTGGAACAACTGAAATGGTTGAGGCAGGTGTCGGTATTGGACAAATTATGTCGGTCACAGGCCATGCTAATCCACAATCAGTAAAACCATACTTAAAAAATACTCTTAAAAGTGCAAATTATGCATTGACAGAGCGAAAAAAGCATGATACAAGCATGGTAAGTGCCGCAAAGGAAAGTTTATAATGTATAATATATATAACACTATAAGTGAGTTAGACTTACATAGTGGGGAAACAAAGAGAATGAATTGTCCTAACTGTAATGGGTATAAAACATTTACAGTAACTAACAATATGGGTTCTCTTGTGTGGAATTGTTATAAGGCTTCCTGTGGCATTAAAGGGGCAAAGAAAGTTCATATGTCTGTGGATGATATACGTGATACAATACGTGAGAAACCTCTCGTGCCAGACCATGATTTCTCTTTGCCACCTTATGTGGTCAATCATACTGACCTTATCTATGCTCGTAGGTTCTGTGATAAATGGGATTTAGACTTTGATAGGCATGGTCTAATGTATGATGTAAAAGAAGATAGAGTCGTGTTTCCTATCATTCATGATGGCAAAATAGTGGATGCCTCTGGTCGCTCCGTAATGAAAAGATTGCCTAAATGGAAAAGATATGGAAAAAGTAGCTTGCCTTACACTTTTGGACATGGTAAGGTGGCTGTAGTTGTTGAGGACTGTGTGAGTGCCGCAGTTGTAGGTAGTGACGTGTTTGTTGGGGTCGCTGTGTTGGGCACATCACTGTCAGAAGAACACAAGAGGTATCTTACACAGTTCTCAGCAGCAATAATTGCGCTAGACCCAGATGCAACACCAAAGACACTAGCTTTTGCAAAAGAGTTACGTGGTTACGTTGACCATGTTAGAGTTCTGCGATTGACAGATGACCTTAAATATTTTAATGACGCAGACATTACCAACTTAAACAACACAGGAGTAGAATTAAATGGAATTATCACTAATTAGAAGTTTAATGGACAAGTCATTCTATGAGGAACATCGTGGTGCGCGTTGTCCTGATAGACTGTTCAGCAAAGATGTTCGTAAGATAAAACAGGCCATTGATAGTGCAATGGACAGATATGAACGCACGGTGTCACCTGATGAGATTGAGGCATTGTTTATGTCAAACAATCCAACTATGACAACTGCACAGAAACAGGCATATGGTGTTTTGTTCTCACAGATTAAGAAGGAACAGCCTATGGGCAGCGACATAGCACAGGAAGTGCTATCTAAGCTGTTTCAGCAGGTAATTGGTGAGGACATTGCCAATCTTGGATTTGATTATGTGAATGGTTCTAAGTCTAGCCTAGAGCCGTTGCGTATGTTGCTTGAGCAATATGGGGATGACTTCACACCTAATCTGAATGTTGAGTGGGATGACATTGACATAGAGACACTACTATCACGCAATGACCTTGAGGCACGTTGGACATTTAACATTCCATCGCTTGCACGTAAGGTTGAGGGTGTCAATGCTGGTCACTTGATTGAGATTGGCGCAAGACCAAACACAGGCAAAACATCTTTCCATGCATCTCTTATTGCATCACCGGGTGGCTTTGCACATCAGGGTGCTAACTGCATCATCTTGTGTAATGAAGAGGGCTACCATCGCGTTGGTGCTAGATACCTTACTGCCGCAACTGGCATGACCATGCAGGAAATCAAAGCTAATCCTAGCAAGGCTCGTGACATTTACGCACCAGTCAAAGAACGCATTAAGATTAAAGATGCAACAGGTCGTGACATGGCGTGGGTAGAAAGTATATGTAAATCTTATAAACCTGACATTGTTATCCTTGACATGGGTGATAAGTTTGCAAGGACAGCAGGATTTGCCAGAGCAGATGAAGCACTAAAGGCTAATGCTATTCATGCAAGACAAATTGCTAAACAGCATGAATGTGCAGTGTTCTATATGTCACAGCTATCTGCTGATGCAGAAGGTAAGGTGTTACTTAACCAGAGTATGATGGAAGGTTCACGAACAGGTAAAGCTGCTGAAGCTGACCTTATGGTTCTGATTGCCAAGAACCCTGTTGTTGATGGTCAGGATGAAGAGGACACACAACGTCATTTGAATGTGGTAAAAAATAAGTTGACAGGTTGGCATGGTGTAGTACATTGTGAACTTGAGTATCGCACAGCAAGGTATGAAGCATAATGTCTCAGCTAGAAATGTTTGACATTGTTCAAGAGGTTTGTGAGGATGGGCTTGTTTGTATAAAGTGTGATATACGACAGCCTGTCACAAACTTCCAGCAGATGTCATACGCAAAGACAGGTGAAGCAGAGATAAAGAGAACCTGCCGTTCCTGTCAAAAAGGACACAGAAAGGTGCTTGCGGATTTACGTAAGGAAAACTTATATCCACAAAACCCTGACTACAAATGCCCAATCTGCCAGCGCACCATTGATGAAGTAAATAAGTATGGTCAAAAACTATTAGGAACATGGGTGCTTGACCATTGCCATGAGACAAACACATTTCGTGGATACATTTGCAAACACTGCAATGATGGTCTTGGTGGATTTAGAGATGACTTGACAACTGTTATTAATGCTGTTAAGTATCTTGAAGCACATAAGGAGAAGCTGAATGAAACTAACACTTGACGTAGAAAATACAGTAAC